GAAGGTATCAAACGAGTCTTGGGAAATACTGATACCAACTATCCGTAAGCCAGGCTCTGAGATATGGGTATCACTCAACCCGCACTTGATGACCGATGCCACATATCAGCGCTTTGTGGTGAATAAGCCGCCCGATGCTGTCGTTGTCCAGATCAACTGGCAGGACAACCCATGGTTTCCGGATGTCCTGGACCGTGAGCGGCGCCACCTGAAAGAAACTGATCCCGACGCTTATCTACATATTTGGGAAGGGCAGTGCCTGCAAGTCGGTGATAACCAACTCATCGGTGTGGAAGAAGCGTACAAGGCCGCTGACCGTCACTACTCAACTGCTGACTATGACTTTGCACCGAAGATACTGGGCGTGGATGTTGCCCGATATGGTGGTGACAGGTCCACAATCTTTCCACGTCAAGGTTTGGTAGCATTCAAGCCTGAAGTATTTAGCGGCATCAGCAACATGGATCTGGCCGGTGCAGTCGCTGCCAAGATACAGGAATGGCAACCTGATGGCGTGTTTGTCGATGCTGGACGTGGTGAGGGCGTGATTGATCGGCTAATCCAGATGGGCTACAACCCGATAGAGGTTAACTTTGGCGGCAAGCCACTTGACCAGAAATATGCAAACAAACGTGCTGAGATGTGGGATACCATGGCAAAGTGGATTAAGACCAATGGATCAATCCCGAACATGCCGGACCTGATCACCGACCTGGCCGCACCTACATACCTGTTCAGCAATTCAACCAGTAAGTTCACACTTGAGAGTAAAGAAACAATGAAGTCAAGGGGATGCAAGTCGCCGGACATTGCCGATGCTCTGGCCTTAACCTTTGCTCATCCTGTAGGTGTCAAGGATATGCTACGCCAACGACCAAACACGGAGTACAATCCGCTATCCGCTTTAGATCTCCCGTCGACACGAACCGTCACAGAGTACAACCTATTCAATTAAAAATATATTGACAGTTTATACAACTTATGCCTTAGTGTTCAGCAAATGAACAACAGGGGGCTTTATGAGACTGTTACTTAATATCTTGCTGTTGCCGGTCCTTGGTTGTGGTGGTGGTGGCGCTCCTGCTGCTCCCCCTCCGCCTGCACCTATCAAGCCTGCACCTGAAGTGCAAGACGAGCAAGTAGTTGAGGGCCGCGACGCTGATCGCGCAAGACGTAGGGCTGCTGCATCCAAGACTATTCAGACATCTGCCCAGGGCGTAGCTGGTGCCGCTCCGACACAAGGAAAGTCGCTACTCGGCCAGTAACCGCAACCCAACGTCGTGATGACAGTAGGGGCAATCATGGAAGTTTCGCAGAAGGATAAATACGTTAAACGGCTGGCCGCTCTTAAAAACGAGCGGTCAAGCTATGACTCACACTGGAAAGAGTTGGCAGATTATGTGCTGCCGCGCTCTGTCGTCTTTAACTCTGCTGACCGTAACAAGGGCGGCAAGGTCAATCAAAACATCCTCGACAATACCGCAACGCTTGCCCTTCGTACTCTGGCATCAGGAATGATGGCCGGACTTACTTCGCCTGCACGTCCATGGTTCAGACTCACAACTGCTGACCCTGCCATGATGGAAGATGCGTCCACTAAAGAGTGGCTGTTTGACGTTGAGTCCAAGATGCGGGAAGTGTTCAGCCGCTCTAACCTCTACAACGTGCTGCCCAACTGCTATCAGGATCTGGGTTTATTCGGCACTCATGCATTTGAAGTAGTCGAAGATTCTGAGGATGTCATTCGTTGCTATCCTTACGCGATAGGCGAGTTCTATCTTGCCAACAGCTACCGTCTGTCAGTTGATACTGTTTACCGTGAAGTAGCCTTGACTGTTGATCAGATCGTCGGGCGCTTTGGTATTGATCAGGTCAGTGAATCCGTCAAGAGCCAGTATGAGCGCGGCAACTATGATCAATACATTGATGTGGTGCATGTGGTTGAGCCGAACAGGGATCACAACGCCAACAGCCTGCTATCCAAACACAAGGCATACAAGTCTGTGTACTTTGAAAAGAACTGCAAGGACGGTCGATTCCTGCGCGAGTCTGGTTACGATGAGTTCCCCGTTTTATGTCCACGGTGGGCGCTGCCTGGTGGTTCAACCTATGGCGAAAGCCCTGGTATGTTCGCCCTGCCCGATATTAAGTCCCTGCAACTGGAACAGAAACGCAAGCTGCAAGGCATAGATAAGATGGTCAACCCTCCGATGATTGGCGACACTCAGCTTCGCAATCAAAGAGCTTCACTGCTGCCTGGTGATATTACTTACATCAGCGGCATGGTATCGGGTTCAGTCGGGCTAAAGCCAATCTACGAAGTCAACCCGCGACTCAGCGAACTGCTGGGGGATATGCAGGAAGTCCAGATGCGTATCCGTCGAACGTTCTTTGAAGATATGATGACTATGCTTGCCATTGGCGATAACAGCCAGATGACAGCAAGAGAAGTTGAAGAGCGCCATCAGGAGAAGCTGCTTGTACTTGGTCCGGTAATGGAACGCTTGAACGATGAACTGCTGGATCCTCTGATTGACAGAACATTCAACATCATGGTTAAGCGCAACCTGATCCCGCCGCCGCCTGAACACATGGAAGGTTCAAACCTGCGTGTTGAGTATATCAGCATCATGGGTCAAGCGCAGAAGATGATCGGCACTGCCAGCATTGAACGTCTGGCTGGATTCGCTGGCAACCTTGCTGCTGTTCGCCCTGACGTGCTGGACAAGATAGACTTTGATCAGACCATTGACGAGTACGCAAACATGCTTGGTGTGCCGCCTAGAATAGTTGTGTCTGATGACAGAGTGGCAGAAGTCAGAGCAGCAAAGGCAAAGGCTGCACAAGCTCAACAGATGCAGGAAATGGTTCCGATGGCCGGTGAAGCTGCAAGCGCTGCCAAAGTATTAAGTGAAACCGATATGAACAGCGACAGCGCTCTTGGCCGCATGTTGGGCATTGTATGACACCGCGAGAAAAGGAACTGGCAGACGTTGCCGAGGTAATGCACTTCAAGATTAACCGACGCTTTGTGTGGCGAATACTTGAGTCTGCCGGAATAAACAAATCTTCTTTCGCTCTCGAAACGCCAGTGATGGCCTTTAACGAGGGCCAAAGGAATATGGGACTGATGATCTTGGCCGACATCATGGATGCTTGCCCTGACAAGTATCTGCTTATGACTAGGGAAGCAAAGGAGCAGGAAAATGAGCGACGAGCAACTGAGCAGCACGAACGAGAACAGCGCAGATCCAACGGCGAGCTTATTGACTGATGCGGTGTCAAGCGCAGATGCCGATAATCAAGATCAGATCGCAGTTGATACAACCGCTGATGACCAGCAAACAGACAAACCAGAAGTAGAAGGAGCGCCGGAAGCATACGAGTTTAATCTGCCTGAAGGTGTAGACGGCGGCCAGGTAATGGAAGAGTTCAAGGTGCTGGCTAAAGAATACAACCTGCCACAAGACAAGGCTCAAGGGCTTGTTGATCTTTGGCAGAAAGCTCAAGCGCAGACACTGGAACAATGGGCCACAGTCAAGACTGCTTGGGTAAACGAGGTCAAGAACGATAAGGAGATTGGAGGCAAGAACTTCGATGAAACCATGCAAACGTGTGGCCGGTTCTTGCGGGATCTGCAACTTGGTCCTGACTTCATGCAGTACATGGACACATATGGACTCGGAAGTCATCCGGCATTTGTGAAGGGCATATACAAAATGGCACTGAAGACCATGGAAGATAAGCCGGTAATGACCAACGCCGGACCTGGTACTCAAGATATGGAAACGCGAATCAAAGGACTATACGGTCAATCCAACATGACATAACGCAACTCTAACCACGTCGTGATGACGTAACGAAAGGAGCAACACAATGGGCGTTTTAAGCATTCTCAACCCGACTCTGCTGGACATTACCAAGCGGATGGACCCGAACGGCAACATCGATATGATTGCCGAACTGCTTGCCGAAACCAACGAAATTCTCGAGGATATGACTTTCGTAGAGGGCAACCTTCCTACCGGCCACAGAACCACTGTTCGTTCCGGCCTGCCTGATGCAACCTGGCGCAAACTGAACTACGGTGTTCAGCCAAGCAAGAGCCGCACTCTGCAAATCACTGACACCACCGGTATGCGTGAGGCTTATGCCGAAGTTGACAAGGCTCTAGCTGAGTTGAACGGCAATTCTTCAGCTTTCCGCCTTTCCGAAGATCGTGCATTCATTGAGAGCATGAATAAGGAAATGGCACAGACTCTGTTCTACGGCAACGAAGGAACTGAGCCTGAAGCATTCACCGGCCTTGCACCACGCTTCAACAGCAAGACTGCCGAGAACAAGGATAACCTGATTGACGGCGCTGGAGTAGCTGGTCAAACTGATTGTACCTCGATCTGGCTGGTGGTCTGGGGTCCTAACACCGTTCACGGTATCTACCCTAAAGGCTCAAAGGCTGGCCTGCAAACTCAAGACTTGGGTGAGCAGACCTTGACCGATGCTAACGGTGGACGTTATCAGGGCTATCGTACCCATTACAAATGGGATACGGGTCTGACCGTTCGCGACTGGCGTTACGTTGCCCGCATCCACTCTGTTGACGTTTCCACGCTGACCAAGAATGCCGCCTCCGGAACTGACCTTATCGATGCCATGACTCAGGCTCTGGAGATCGTTCCCAGTCTGTCCATGGGTCGTCCGGTGTTCTATTGCAGCCGCACTGTTCGCAGCTTCCTGCGTCGTCAGATTGCCGCAAAGGTTGCAAGCTCTACACTGACAATGGACCAGGTAGCAGGCAAGTCGGTTGTTTCGTTTGACGGCGTACCTGTCAAGCGTTGCGATGGCATCCTGAACACTGAAACTTCACTCAACTAACCTGACGCGCCCTTCGGGGCGCTTCTTTGAAAGGAGCATACCAATGATTATCGATAAACTGCTTGAATTTGGCGATGCATCAAACGCCTTTGTTAACATCGGCACTGCTGTTGTCGGTGACGTAATCGACCTAGGATCTGCCCCTACTCTTCAGAACATCGGCGGTGGTCAGCCTATTTATCTGGTTATCCAGATTGATACAACCATCGTGGGTGCAACCTCAACCTCAGAGTTCAAACTGGTGTCTGACTCTACCAGCAACCTGACCACCTCTCCAACACTGCATTACACCTCTGGCGCTCTGCCAGTTGCAACCGTAGTTGCTGGCTATCAGGTCTGTGCGATTCCTCTGCCAGTTGGCAACTATGAGCGTTACCTTGGCGTGACTGTTACCTCTGCCGTGGCTAACACCACCGCTGGCAAGGCCAACGCATTCCTGACCCTGACTCCTCCGGCATGGGCTGCACTGCCTGACGCAATAGCTTAAAGGGGTGACTTATGCTAGTTCGCGCTGATCAAGCATGCTTCATTGATGGTTCCCGTCGAAAGGCGGGAGCTGTCTTTGAATACAATGGCAAGCCAACACCATGGTTGATCGAGGTGAAAGGCGTTGAGCCTGATCCTATGCCCGATCCTGTAGCCGATGACGTTCTGCGTGTCAAGCTGTCAGAGAACGGTGTCAAGGTCAATCCAAAGACTACCCGCCAAGAGATGGATGTAATGGCGAAGAGGTAAACGAGGGGGCGGGAAACCGCCCTCTTTTATAGGGGGCAGCATGTTACTCAACAACATGGATGAAGCGCTGGACGTAAAGCCAAAGGTGACGATTGAAGGCAAGCAACTTGAATTGCTCAAGATCGAATCTGCTGCTTCCGGCCAGAAGTATCAACTCTGTGCAATGGCAACCATCTCGGCCATCAGCCAGGATACCGGCAGCGATGGCATTGCCCGCAACAGGATCACGTTTGAGCTTTCGGCCATTGACCTTAAAGCCCCTGAAGCTGACTTATCTACCATGTTCCCTAACAGCCCATGAGCCTCAAGAGCTACATAGAATCAGCTCAATCAGGCAACATCCTGGTCGGGCAGCTTGTGTGCAACATCGATGAGGCCGGTGGATACTATGGCAGCGTATCGCCATCCGGTGCATGGGTAATCAAGAAACTGACTTCCACAACGCTGTACTACGCATTCGGCACCGGTGACTATGCAACTGCATGGACTGGCCGTGAAAGTCTTTCATACGGACTGCCAGATATAAACAACTAAGTAGCAATCCAATGTCAAAATCCAACACTACAGAGGCCGCAGTATTAGTGCTGGTATGGCCGTAAAACAGTTCTTAATAGCAGTGGACCAATCAATAAACACCCTGGCCGGTTCTGGTTGGGCAGACGAAACAATCAGCGCCTGGTCATGGCGTACAAAACATTGGTTGCGCCCGTGGATTGACCGTTTGTTTTTCTGGGATAAAAACCATTGTGAAGAATCGTACAAATCAGAACTTGAACGCTTACAGCTACCGCCGGAATATAGGGTTTTATTGTGAAACCATATTGGTCAAACTGCCTTATCTACGCTGTTGGTAAGTGGCTCAGGGAAGGTGGTTACATCTGTGTGAGGTGTAGCAGAAGTTTTAAGCCGCTGATTCACTTTCTGCATCGTGACAAAGCAGGCAAGATAACCCATTTTCAGCCAGTGAACGTTGTTAATGGTTGGCGGGTGATGCTGTTTAAATTTTGGTTTAAAGGATACGTAGCAGAGGGAGATGTGAACTAAATGGCTCAAGAATATCACCTTATAACTCAAAACGGCACAGCAGGCAGCTATTGGGCCAGCCTGACCACGGAGCAGAAAGACCGCTACTACTTTGGTGGTGCGTATCAGGTGTTTAATGGCTACAAGGCGTGGTGT